TTTTTATTCCTGAATTTGAAATCCTTAACTGGGTGTCGATGGATGGTGGTAGCGAAGAAGAACAGCCAGAGTTGGAGCTTGATGAGCCACCAATGGTTGAAGAAGTAGATGCCGCGCCAGTACGCCGCCGTAGAGCAGTTTAAGTAATATGGGGTTAGTTCGACACTATTCAGCTTGATTACACGAAGTGGAAAGACTAAAAAGACTTACTAATCCCACCTAACCTAGAGAACAAAATGAAAAAAGAAAACCTATCACCAGATGATCGTAGAGCCATTAGCCAAGTCAAACTTGCATTGGTTAAAGCCGCGGGAGTAAAGATTGAAAATATCTTCCCTAGTCTTGGGGCTAAGAGTGCAAAGATTCACCACACTAAAAGCCTAAGCCATACTCGTAAGGGTTCTGGTAGAAAGCATCAGCAAGGAAAATAAATGCCTATCCTTTGGCTTGACTATGAAACGAGATCAAGATGCAATCTGCTAACGGCTGGAGCGTACAACTACGCCCAAGACCCTAGTACTGAGATCATTTGCCTTGGCTACTCTTTTGATGATGAAAGAGTAATCATGTGGACTCCAAATGAGCCGTTTCCAAAGCGTGTTGCTGACCATTTCAAATCAGGTGGGCAAATACGCGCCCACAATGCCGCTTTTGATCGCCTTATTACTTGGTATGTGCTATGCCCTTCTTTTAATGTGCCAGAGCCAAAACTCACAAGTTGGTATTGCACAGCGACACAAGCTAGAGCTAATTGCTATCCCGGTTCTTTAGAAGATGCTGGTAGATTCTCTAGCGCCATTATGAAGAAGGATTTTAAGGGCTTACAGTTGGTAAGACAGTTGAGTATTCCTAGAGCAGATGGTACATTTAACTATGACCCTACCTTGCTAGGTGAAATGGCGAACTATTGTCGTCAAGACGTAAGAGCTATGCGTAATGTCAGTAAACATATGCGTCAACTCACCGAAGAAGAATTACTCGATTACCATATTAATGAGCGCATTAATGAACGTGGTATCCGTGTGGATGTGCCTTTAGCCAAAGCCGCTACAGCTTACGCCGCAATCGAACTACAGGACGTTGAACAGCTAGTCCAAGAGATTACCAAAGGGGCTATTACCAGCGTTAGAAGCACCAAGATGAAAAGCTGGGTACTAGAGCGCGTTGGTGAACAGGCTAAGAAGTTAATGGTTGTCGTCAAAGATGGCGAAGAAAAAATGTCTGTAGATAAGTCCGTTAGGGCTAATCTACTTATTCTTGCTGATGAAAATGCGGATGAAGTACCACCAGAGGTAGCAGACGTATTGCAATGCGCTTCTGATATATGGGCATCTTCAGTTGCTAAGTTTACCCGCATGGCAAAGCTGGCTGATCCAGAAGATCAACGAGTACGAGGTGCGTTTATCTTTAATGGCGGTAGCGCTACAGGAAGGGTGGCTTCGTATGGCTTACAGCTACAGAATATGGCTCGTAAGACAGCTAAAGACCCTGAAGCTGTGCGTAAAGCTATGCTTAACAGCGAGAACTTAGTGCCTAATTTTGGCAAAAGCGTAAGCGAAGTGCTTAAAGGCATGATTAGACCCGCATTATTACCAGCAGAAGGCAACGCTTTCGTGGTGTTGGATTGGGCGGCAATTGAAGCTAGGGTAAATCCTTGGCTATCAAAGCATCCACAAGGGCAAGAAGTATTAGACGTATTTCGTGCTGGCGAGGATATCTACGTTAAAGAAGCCGCGAAGATGTTTAGAGTTCCAGAGGACAAGGTTACGCCAGAACAAAGAACTATTGGCAAGGTAGCTATTTTAGCTTGCGGATATGGTGGCGGTGTGGGCGCGTTCTCTAACATGGGCAGAAACTATGGCATTTTGTTGCCAGAGAACGAATCTAAAGCTACAGTCAACGCATGGCGTAAGGCAAACCAATGGGCTGTCCAGTACTGGAGAGATACAGAAGAAGCCTACACCAAAGCGATGCGCTTTCCTATTAAAGATTCTTTCGTTGCTGGACGCGTTGGGTATTACTTTGACAGCGTTCACCTTTGGTATGTACTGCCATCTGGTCGGTTTCTTTGCTATCCCTTTGCGCGGTTTGATGATGATGGGGGTATTAGCTATGCTAAGTCTGCTTGGAAGCCTGAAAGCGATGCTAAAGAGTGGTCAAGAGCTAGATTGTGGGCTGGGATTGCAGTAGAAAATGTTTGCCAAGCAACCGCTAATGATCTATTGCGCTATGTATTACGTCAGATAGATGATGTAGTTCTAACCGCGCATGATGAGGTATTAATCGAGTGTAAGATAGAGGACGCGCCTGCAAGATTAGAGCAAGCAAAAGAAATTATGTGTACGCCCCCCGCGTGGTGTCAGGATTTACCCTTAGCAGTAGAAGGAAAGATATTAATGCGGTATGCGAAGTAGTAAACTAATAAACCAAAAAGCTGAGAACCCCAATAAGATTCTCAGCTTTTCTAACCAGAGATCAAGCTAGAGGACAAGATAATGGCTGACAAAATAATAACACAGAATAATATGCTGACAAATACAGACTTCGTTGAGTATTTAGAAAAATTGGCAGTTGAGGGCGAAACCATGTTGATGGTTTTGCAAAAGCCAGTTACTAGGGCTGGTGAGCCAGTTCTAAATGTCGATAAGACTATTAAATATACTTGGCTACCCCATTTGCCTGAAGGTTACAACGGCGTAGGTGCTTGGTATGGCAACACAGGGTCTTACATTATTGATCGCTTCATTGATGGCAAACTATCAGCATCAGCTTCAAACTGCGAATATGTAGCTGTCATGGTGCTAGACGATATTGGTACGAAGTCTAAGACCCCACCGCTAGAGCCTACTTGGATAATGGAAACATCCCCTGATAACTTCCAATGGGGATATACGTTTGCTGTTGATACGATGCCTACTAAAGGTGAGTTTTGCGCGGCTATTAATGCTATTGCCAAGGCTGGATATACCGATGGTGGCGCTACTAATGCGGTTCGTAACTTTAGATTGCCCGGTTCTGTCAATCTCAAACCAAACAAGGATTCATTTCAGTCTGAACTCATAGAGTTCCATCCAGAAAATGAGTTTAGCTTAGATCAGATTTGCAAAGCTTTAGACGTTAAGCCCAATGAAGCAGATACCGCTTCAGTTCGTACTGTCAAGATCGCAGACAATGGTGAGGACGACATTCTCACATGGTTATCAGACCACAACGCTATCCTTGATAGAGCCAACAACACAGGCTGGTATGGTGTGCTTTGTCCTAATGCCCAGAACCATAGCGATAACAACCCTATGGGGCGTTACCATCCTGTAACGCGTTCTTTTAAATGCTTCCATGAGCATTGCACCCATATTACATCGCAAGTGTTTCTAGATTGGGCGGCTGGTCAAGGTGCAGAACAGCATCAAGCTGGCTTGCGCCCTGAGTTGCTAACTGATCTATATACCCAAGCTCGTGCTTTATTGACTCCTTCTAAGATGTTTTCGTCCAATGAAGAACTCATGCGGGAGCTTGATTTAAGGGCTTTAGGGCGTATCCAAAAGGGAGATTGGCATAAGCATTTTGCCTATGTATCGGCTAATGATTCTTACTTTGACTTGGTGAACCGCAGAGAAATCTCTCGTTCTACATTTAATGCTATCTATCGTCATATCGAGTGCCGTTCTATTCATGGCAGGAAGCCACAAATCGCCGCGTCTATTAGCTTTGATGAACGCCGTGAGTCTGTCAATGCCAAGATACTGGTTAATTTAACCTATGCCGCTGGTGAATCAGTCTATGTTGGGCGCGAAGGCGACATATATGGCAATCGTTGGGTGGACGCTAGACCTAACATTGAAGATACCAAAGTAGGGGACATTAGCCTTTGGACTAATCTATTGGCGCGCTTAGTGCCATCAGAGAAAGACCGCAATCATTTGCTTAATATCATGGCATTTAAACTCAAGAACCCTAAGATTAAGATCAACCATGCAGTTCTTCATGTAGGTGATGAGGGTTGCGGTAAGGATACACTTTGGTCGCCATTCATCTGGTCAGTCTGTGGCTCAAACTTAAAGAATCGTGGTTACATGGATAGCGAAACCATTGGTTCTCAATGGGGCTATGACCTTGAATCCGAGATTCTGATTATCAATGAGCTTAAAGAGCCAGATGCTTCTACTCGTAGAGCATTGGCTAACAAGCTCAAACCAATCATTGCCGCGCCTCCTGAAATGCTCAATATCAATCGTAAGGGCTTACACCCATACCAAATGGCAAACCGCTTGTTTGTTCTTGCCTTTTCTAATGAGCAGATTCCTATTAGCTTGGCTTCACAAGATCGCCGTTGGTTCTGTATTAGCTCTGATGCACCCCGCATGAGTGATGATGAAGGTAAACAAATCTGGGATTGGTTTAATGCTGGTGGCTTTGAACAGATTACCGCGTATCTATATCAGCGTGATGTTTCTAAGTTCAATCCGGGTGCTACTCCCGCCATGACAGAGTTTAAGACCAATTTGATTGAGCATGGTCGCTCTCCCGCTGAATCCTATTTAGTTGATTTGATGCGTAATCGCTTGTCCGTATTTAAAGATGGCATTTGTGGTAGTCCATTCCATGACTTGTGTGAGCCAATGATAGGGGTTCAAATCCCTCATGGTGTGAAGATACCGCAAGCGGCTTTACTCCATGCGTTCAAGGAAGCTGGTTGGACTGATTTAGGATTATTGGCTTCTTCGGATTACACGAATAAGAAGCATATCTTTGCTGTTCCTTCGGTGATTGAAGGCAAGTCTAAGTCTGAGCTTCGCCGTATGGTTGAGCCAAAGCTGACTGCTGTAGAGAATACCAAGCAACCCGCTACTACTGTTCTATCCTTTGACACAATCAAGAGAGCAAGATAATGTACTACACCTATATACATCGCTATCAAGATACTGGGCAAGTGTTTTATGTCGGTATGAGCAAAAATAAACTTCGCATGACTAGCAAACACCGCTCTCATCAACCTCATTGGTACGCCGCTATCGAAAATAAAGAGTGGTTTGCTGAAGCTGTAGCTAATTGGAACACTAAAGAAGAAGCTGAAAGCCATGAGCAACTGCTAATAGCTTGTTTTAGAGATATGAAACACCCTATCATCAATTTAACTAAAGGTGGTGCGGGGCGCACAGGCTTTAAATGGACAGCAGAAGAACGAATTAAACAAGTGCCAAATCAAATTGCGCGGGGTAAAATGGGCGGTAAATCTACATCAGAAGCAAAGCGCATCAGCAGTAAACTCAATGGTAAACTAGGTGGCAGACCTAGTGCCAAGCGCTTGGGTATAGGGTAAACACCTATACCAAGCGCTTGGGTTAGTGCAAAATTGGAGAACGTAATGAATAAGCCTGTTAAGAATGATGCTGGTGGCATTAAGTACACAACCTTGTCGCAAGCGGCTAAAGCATTAGGGCATAAAGGTGGTAAACAAACTTCTATTCCTAAAGCGGCGGCGGCTAGAGCTAATGGTGCTTTAGGTGGTAAGCCTTCTTCTGGGCATTTTGAAGAAAAATAATTGCTGTATGGGGCAAAAGCGGATGCTGGTTTCCAGACGTAGCGAGTAGCCCCAATTTTTGCTGGAAAATTTTTCTAAAAATTTCTAAAAAATCCGATTTTTTTCGATTTTTTTTATTTTTTATGTTGCAATGCAATATAGGGTAAACCCTTATAATAGTTAGGGTAAACCCTTATTATTATCTAAATATAATATTATCTGATTATCTGGCAGATTATCGGAAAATTTATTATCTGATTATCTGTCTGATTATCTATTTTTGATTATCTGATTATCTGGAAGATTATATATTGTCCTGATTATCTGATTATCTATTCCTGATTATAACCTAGAGATAATATTATATCGCATTTTTCATTCTAGTTTGTTTCTATTATCTAAGATAATATTATATTAACTTTAGGAATTGATTATCTTGATTATCTAAGGGTTATATGGCGTTTTTGCCCTTCGCAAGATAATATTATTCTAGATAATATTATATTAACTTTAGGAATTTATTATATTTGATTATCTCGATTATCTAAGGGTCTGATTATCTGGATTATCTGTTTTTGGTCTTTGCTGGGTGCGCGCTGGTTTTTGCTGGGTGTCTGGGTGCTGGGTCTGGTTGTTTTGGGTCTGGGGTCTGGGACGCGTTAAAACGCGCGCTGGGACGTTTTCGCATTTTTGGTCATAAGGGCATGACCCGCGCGCGCGCTCTAGCAATCCAATAGCTATAAGGCTCTGCAACGTATTCTGTTGCGCTCTCTGGGTCTGGGTCTGGGTCTGGGTCTGGGTCTGGGTCTGGGTCTGGGTCTGGGTCTGGGTCTGGGTCTGGGTCTGGGTCTGGGTCTGGGTCTGGGTCTGGGTCTGGGTCTGGGTCTGGGTTGTTTGTTAAAAAATGCCCTGTTTTTGACAAACGTTTGTTATCTGGGCGCGCGGGTCGCGAGAATAACAAACAAAAAAAGACCCGCACTAGGCGGGTCTGCTGGGTTGCTGGTGGCGTTTATCTAAATAGCGCGGGGATATGCTCCCAGAATAGAACTGCGCTTAATAGCGCACCTAATAGACACGCGCCGAGTACTTCCCAAATACTGGGGTGGCGGTTATTTTCCATCATGCGTCCTCGTAATTGTTTAAGGGTTTAAGCCACGCGAAAGTCGCGCGCGCTTTGGCTGGGTCTGTTATCAGATTAACAAACCAGTCCTCGCTTATATCGCCGTCTATTGTCATCTCGCAGATTTCTGCGAACGCGTCTATGCCGTACATCTCCGCAAAATCAACGCTGGACGCTAGAGATACGCTAGACGCTTTATCTAAGCCCATGTCAGATAAAACCATGAGATATTCCGCCACGTTATCGTCAAAATCCCAGCGAGTATTTCGCGCGCTGGTCTGGGTGCTGGGCATAATTTTCCAGTTATCCTCCCAGCCCGCGCCGTCATCGTCCCAACGTTCATACGCGCCCGCCACGCCATAATTCGCGCGTCCATATCCATAACTGGGTGCGTAGGTCTGGCGTATTGGTTTTTGGTTTACTTGCTGGGTTGCCAGCTTTCCCAGTTTGGACGCTTTCTTGCTTACTGGCGCGCTCTTACTGGTATTGGACGGCGCAGTCCACGCATAAGTGTTGGAGAGCCACAAACCTCCCCAGAATACGCCAGCATTTTGGTTGATAGTGGCAACGCGTCCCGCGTTATCCATTAACACAAATTTATTACCAGACCCTATATGGTCGCCAACAATTTTAGAAAATGCTGGGTGCATAAAAAATTCAGGATTACCTGCCAGCATAGGTCGCAGATAGTCGCGGATATAGTGCCACGTGTCTGACTTGCTGGGGTCGGCTTTGTTGCCAGTACTCAAAATCCCATTGTGCATAAGGGCTAAGTCCATGCCGTGTTCTGCATGGTTTAAGACCATATAGGGGTGACAATTCTCTAGGTCGGTGTCGCCATGCGTTCTCATGCGTAGGTGATACGCGCAGTCCTTCCCAGCAATATGCGCGTTATAAAACGCGATAAACTCCGCGTCTGTTTTTGGGAGAATTTTCTCCATAATCAGACAATTGTTTTCGGAATACATAACGCCTACGCCGTCTGAGTTGTAACTAAAAAAGTCAGAAAGCCAATGGGCTGGTAGTACTGGCGCGGTTGTTGGTTGGTTGATAAGTAAGCACATGATTAGATTTCCTCTAGGTTGGTTGTTGGTTGGTTGTTGGTTGTAACGCGCCGTGTATCTGTCTTAGGTTTAAAGGGTAGCGTGTAACCTTTG